ATTTATGGAATATGGTAAAACAAAAACTAGAAGAAAGAAACTACTCAAAATCAGACAGACACTGGTCCGAACCTAAAGAACCTTATGCAACTGACGATAGATCTTTTTTTGGTAAAAAAGATAAATATTGTTGGGTACCTTTTGAAGATATAGAAAAATTAGAACATATAAAAATATGAAAAAGAAGAATGAAGATTGGAAAAAAGAATGGCAAGGTATGCCAGAATTTGAAATGGAAGATTTAACATCTTTTAGAAAGATAGTAGTTCACTTTAGAAACCAGGAAGATATTGATAAATTTGCTGAACTCATTGGTCAAAAAATAACTAAAGCACCAAGTTTATGGTATCCTGAGTGGGAGAAGAGGAGATATGCTGATAAAAGATACGTTGATGAATCCTAAACATCCAGTTTATATTATATCCAAAGGACGATGGGACAGCAGACATACGAGCAAGGCTCTTGATAAAATGAATATGCCTTATCAAATGGTCGTTGAAGAAGATGAATACGATAATTACGCAAGTGTTATTAATAAAGATAAAATTTTAATGCTCCCTAAACAATATATCGAGGACTATGACTCATGTACCTCGACGCTATATCACAATGGCTCATTCACCACGGACCAAGGAACTTCAAAAGGTTCTGGTCCTGCAAGAAATTTCTGTTGGGAACATTCATTAGAAAATGGCGCCACAAGTCATTGGTTGTTAGATGACAATATTAAAGCGTTTGGTAGAATCAATAGAAACCTATATATACACGTCACATCAGGAACTATATTCAAAGCTGCTGAAGATTTTATAGAAAGATATGAAAACATTGCTCTTGCTGGATTTAATTATGATTTTCTAGCTAAAGCTAAAACAAAGATTCCACCCTTTGTAAAGAATACCAGGATCTATTCTTGTTTATTAATTAGAAATGACATTCCATATCGTTGGAGAGCAAAGTATAATGAAGATACAGATTTATCTTTAAGAGTTTTAAAAGATAATTGGTGTACTATTCAATTCAATGCATTCATACAAGAAAAAGCTACCACTCAAACTATGACAGGTGGCAATACAGATGAAATTTATAAAAATGGTACTCTAAACAAATCTAAAATGTTAGAAAAACTACATCCAGACGTTGCTAAAGTTGTATGGAAATTTAATCGTTGGCACCATCATGTAGATTATAGATCTTTTAAAAAAAATAAATTAAAAAGAAAAGAAGGACTAAACATTCCAGAAGGAATTAATAATTATGGAATGAAAGTTGTTAAATATGAAAATAAACATTAATAAAATAAAAAAACAATTAGATGTATGGTCTTTGTATCATAGAGAATATATAGTAGGTTTTATAATAGGATTTATTCTAGGAGCTTTAATTATATGAATATAGATAGAGTACTTTCTCTAACCATGGCAGTAACTTTAATTATAGTTTTATGTTTTTTATATATTATTTTTCAAGATTTAGGTGATCTCTGGACTGAGGCAGAATATCTTTGGGAAACGTTTGATGACTTTTTTCTGATAATAAAAAATAAAACGCTAGGAATTAGTATATGATGTCAGATGAAGATATAAAGGAATATCATAATATTGGTAAAGAAAAAAACATGAAAAAATCCAATAAATTCAAGTATATACGAGGAAAACAGATTACAGATTCTGACTCTGGAAAACGAGTTTATGACATAAATAATTCTAGACTTCCAAGTGTGACTACGATATTAGGAGCCACCAAAAATCAACAATTTTTAAAAGACTGGAAGGCACGTGTCGGAGAAGAGGCAGCAGAACGAATCAAAAATTTATCTAGTAAGCGCGGGACTGCCATGCACAAATTCTTGGAGTCTCATATCGAAGGCGTTGGCTACGATGATCTTACAGAGATCGGACGCCAGGCGAAGCCCATGGCCCAAAAAATTATTGAAGTGGGTCTTACACCTGTTGAAGAAATTCACGGTAGTGAAGTTATGCTACATTATCCTGGCCTTTATGCTGGGAGCACTGACCTCGTATGTAATCACAATGGTTTAGATACTATTATTGATTTTAAGCAAAGTAATAGACCTAAAAAGATAGAATGGATAGAGGATTATTATTTGCAAATTGCAGCTTATTGCATGGCGCACGATTATGTCTATGAAAGTCAGATCAGACAGGGTATAATCATGGTATGTACTCCTGACTTATATTTTCAGGAGTTTAAATTTCAAGACGAAGAATTAAGGTCGTGGAAACATAAATGGCTAAAGAGATTGGATATGTACCACGAACTTGTTCACAGTGAAAAGGAACAGGCTAATGTTGAAATGGATCCAAAAGAATTTAATGACAAAACAAAAACCTAAAGTCTACGTTGCCATGCCCTGTTATGGCGATATGAAGGTGGAGACGTGTGTCTCTTTGATCGATATGTTTTCAACTTTGGGTAAGAATGGAATAGAGTGTAAGTTTAAATCGGTTAAGTCTTCTCTTGTAACACATGGACGAAATTTATTAACTGCAGGATTTTTGAATAGTGGTTTTGATTATATGTTGTTTGTAGATGCTGATGTCGAGTTTAAACCCGAAGCAGTTTTAAGAATGTTAGTACCAGAGAAGGATATGATCTGTACTCCTTATCGAAATAAGGAAGACCCTTGGATTAGTCGTTATTCTGTAAAATTTAAGGATAGGGATAATATTAAAATATTAGAATGGGATCTAGTGGAGATAGAGGAAGGTCCTGCGGGATGTATGTTAATTCATAGACGAGTCTTTAAAAGATTAATGGAGAAGTATCCAAGATTGAAGATTAACTTTGATAAAGTTACACGTGAAAAAATGAATAAGGAGATTGGGGCTAAAGAGGATGCTATTGAGAAGTATATGTACAATTTCTGGGATACGAGCTTTGAGGGTCATCAATGGAAGGGCGAGGATCTTGCTTTCTGTAATTTGGTTAAGGGTGCTGGATTTAAAATATACGCGAATCTAGACTCATGGACCACGCACCATGGATCATATGGCTGGAAGGGCCGATTTGGTGACTATCTTGTCAACAAAAAGGCGAAATAGTGGCAGAAATAAGGCAACAGACAGGTATAAGAGATGTACAGGATAATTTTGAATTGAAAAAAAAAAACATGAAAAAAAACTGTCTTTTTGTCCAAATGAACGATTATCGTTGGTATATATAGCTAAAGTGCAGACAGAATGTTGGACAGAATTTATTTTATAGACAAAATAAAATGTCTACTTTTACATATAGTTGAGAATAATTATCAAGTAGTGGTGCCTACGCGCGCGCGCGAAAGGTGTTTTTGTTTTCAAAATTATCTGGTATATCTCTTATATGCCGAGAAGAAAACCTAGAAGACGAAAAATAGTTAATGCTGTTCAACCGAATGACATTCCTTATTCGAAAGTACGTGTTGAATGGATTGATATTTTATCTGACTCTGGTTGGGCCGATGATAAAGCTTTTAATAAAATGAGATTAGCAACCCCTGTTAACGAAGGGTGGTTGTACAACAAAGATAGATATTCAATTAAGTTGTTTGCTTCTTATGATCGGGATGAGGATGGCTCTCTAACTTTTGGGGATCGGACGATGATTCCTTTGGCTTGTGTGAAGAAGATGGTGAGGATTCCGTAACTTCTAATGCCTCTCCCTCAACCTGCTTCGCATTTAAAATCGGTGCGTAGTCTTCTAATATTTTTTTCATTTTTGCTTCTAGTTCTGTCTCTGATAGTTCCTCTATTTTCCCTGTTTTTATTATTTTGCGGTCTATATATAATCCTGCAGCCATGCCACGATTCTTTTCTGCGTTGGTCGCAGCGGAAAAAGCCCCTTTTTTCAAAGCCTCCTCTCTAATCTTACCAAGTTCAGCTACGTGTCTGTCGTAAGTGACTTCGTATTTTTTTAATTTTTCTTCTCGTAAGGATCCTATGTATTGTACTACTAGTGGAGACAACCTAGGGTTTTGTAATTCTGATGCTTCTACACTAGCTCTTTTCTCGCTATAGCCAGCAGCGACGGCTGCTTCTCTTGCCGTAGTTCTGCCTTCATTGAATATTAAACATTCAGCAAATCTCATTTGCATTTCTGTTAATCTTTTTGGAACTCCCATACTTGACAATTTAAGGTAACTATCCTATATTGTCAATATGAAAGATGATCGAGGAGAGTTAGATTTAACTAAACAGATTGAAGAAAAAGATGAACTCATACAAGAATTACGTATGCGTATTAGAGATATGTTAATTATAAGTGAGCAACATAGAAAGATATTAGGAGACGAAATATCTCGTAGAATAAAATTAGAAAAAGAAGTTGAAGATTTAAAATTACAAATGTCTGAGTACATGAGTGTTAGAGTGAAAGGAGCAGGGAATGTTAGTTAAAGATATGCAACAATTCTTAGGTAGCTTTACTGATAAGCTTAAAGGAAATGCTATTAGTCATGCGACTATCTTTGTTGAGAAGGATGGCTTCCTTGAAGAGATTAAGAGAATGGAAGTGCAGGAGCATCAGATTATTGGCCAGCCAGGATTGAGATTAGTATTAAAAACTCAACAGGAAAAGAAAATACACATGGATGATAAATTAATTAAACCGTATTAAGGAGAAAAATGGAAATAACAAACGAACAAAGAAAACAACTATTAGAGTATTTGTCTAGAAGACCCTACTCTGAAGTTTTCACTTTGATTGCTATGTTGGTGTCTTTAAAGCCTAAAACTAATGGCAAAGAGAACAACAAAGTTACCCCTAAAAATTAGTGGGTGCAGAGCAAAAATTATATAAAAAACTTAAAGCAGTTACACCAAAAATTATCTGGAATAGGGTTGAAAACCTTAGTATTCCTGGTATGCCTGATCTATTGGGCTATAATGATTCTGGCACCTTTTTCACAGTAGAGTTAAAAGTAACG